GGACTTGAGTAGCTTCATTAGGGTGGAGACTTTCACCGCAGGTTCATTAGCTCAACACCACGTCAACTACTCATAAAGAGAATAGTGGGAGTTCAAGGAGGGTAATAGTATATTGGGACATCAAGACTCATCCATCCAATTTTCCGTCGCGCTATGTAAGCAGTATTTTCACATATGGATTCACACATCTTATTGAAATCAGGACGTCTAGAGATATCATAATACTCATCTTGCATCACTCCATTATATAGATATCGTTTCAACATCTTCCGAAGATCTTCGTAGGCTCCCATGTTGGCAAATTTAATATCAACAAGCTCTTTGCTCAACCAGGGTTTCATCTCCATAAGAAGGTCAGCCATTTTAGCCAGGTACTCATAAGCTGACACATTGGTACCAAGGGTGTCGAGCATGAGTCCATGAATCCGAAATAATTCAAGTAACGGATTCTGAATATCGGAAGGGGTGATGCCTACGCGGTAATAGAAATCTGGCGTAGGGCGGTAAGGTAATGTAATCTCAAGGTCTTTGTAGTCTATCTTTAAAAAGACCCGTTTCAGAAAGTGTAGGCCCTCAGGCTTCATGTGAACATTTCCAATTGGATCCACGTATTTTCGTTTGACAAGGTTTCCTGATTTATCCAGTGTAGAATGAAATTGAGTGACCTCATTACAATTTTCATATTTGACGGTCAATCCACACTTTGACTTAAAGAAGTCAACCATAGATGATAATGGGAGAGCAGCCGCGAGGAGATCGGTATTAGTGGTGTACATTCCATCGTCACCATAAGCAGCAAATAGCAATTTAAGTTGCTCTACAATCCAAATTCCGGTTTCTCCCCAGGCTGTAGCAAGTTTAACCCATTGTTGTATTGATTCTCTAATCTCCTCTTTCATTTCAGCAGTCAGGTTGGGATTTTTGAGATTGAAGATCAACCAGGCAATGAAGCAAGCTGCAACATAATCCTGGTCACCTGGTGCTGTTACATAATCACCAGAGAACATGGTTCCAAAGATGAATCTCCAAAATCCATCAGGCCATTGAATAATGTGATAAGCTGTCATCTCAACAATGAAAGTGAGATGATGACGAAAGATATAGTAATCTGTTCCGGTATTCTTGTAGAAACATATGTAACTAGAGAACACCATCATGAGGATACTACTAAGCAAACTAGTATCCAGACCACTAACGTCGAAGTCATAGCCTTTTCTCATGTTCTTGCACATGTTAGCAAACTTTTGTGCATCCCCACGACTCCATGAAAGTCCATGAGCTGAGAGTCCTCGACGACGCTGAAATTCCACAGCAGCGCCAAGGCAGTACTTTTGTAAGATAAAGTACCAGTGGGGCGGTATAAAGAAGATTCGATTTTTGTTGGGGTCATCATCAGGTCCTTTTGCTTCTACTTTGATACCAATTAGATTGACAACTTCGGGATAAATGTCGCGGTGAAATGAGTAGTCCCCCTTTTCAACGTTGTCTCGGATGAGCTGATTAATTTTGTCAAGAAGGAGCATTGCTGTCTCATGAAGTTCAGCCCTCTTGACACGGTTGGAAAAGATAACTCTGAAGGGATCACTGGGATCACTAGTTGATTCCATGGTTGACATCTTCCCAGGATGGTATCCTCCTCCAGTAGTTGGGTCATATAGTACTTTATCGAAGCAACCCTTATAGAACCTAGGGGGGTTGAACATTGTAGACCCTTTCCAACCTTGAATCATACGCATTAAGTAAATGGAGGCCAACATTAAATTAACATCAACAACAGAGTTGTCTCTAGGTTTTGTTAAGGCCGCCAGCGCGTTGGCGACACCATCCACGGTGCCACCAGTTAAACGAGCTCCCTCCATGGCTTGCTTAGGAGCAGTATCTCCAGTCTGATCAGCGTACTTTCCATACAATTCCTTAATGTAAGCAGGGGTTGCTGGGCAGTCTGGTATAACGTCGCTGGCTCGTGGTATTTGATTTCCTTTCTTATCCTCCACGTCCATTTTGATACATGATGCTGATTCAATCACTGATGTCCTAAGTTTAAGAAGTTTAGCATTTTGCTGTTTTATCTTTTTCCTAATTTTTATCCCTCTCTCCCCAGTATCCGATGCAACTAAGCCTATATCGGCGGCCATGTACAAATTGCATAAAAGCTTTAGTTGAGCATCGAATACTTGCGATTCTGGAACGGTCTCGGTCATTTGCATTAACTCCGAAGCCTCTACGAATACTCCGTCACGAGGCTCAAGGCCAACCGTGTAGAAGCCTGTGTCGTTGTTTACTCTTACTGTGAGCCGCACTAATTCACTGTATTTCACCAAATCGATTCCAGTGGTTCGCCGGAACCGGCGCAAAACAACTCGGAGTGGTCCAGTCAAAATCGCTTTCCCAGGGAATAGTTCCTTAATTTTCGAAAGTCCAGATCACAGGTGCTATCGTTCAACGAGCAGACGTCAATTGGCG